CACCTGCACCTACTAAACCAACATCGCTTGGATTTGGGCAAGTATAATTTGTTACAAAATAAAATATAGTATTATTTTTTTCGTCGAAAAAACTACCAATAGTCTCTAGCCCTTCGTACTCGTTTAGCTGAGGAGGGTTTTTAATTATACTGTTACCTAGAATATTTTGTATTGCTCCTACATCTGATCCCTCTGAAGTCGTAATCTGTATGTTCTGTGCACTACGATACTCTCCATTTGGCAAAATTCTATCATCAATATCTTGATTCATTTTGCCTTGAAGAAACGTTTTTTTGTCTTCAGCCATATACTAGTGTTTTATTTGTTTCGATTGATTTCTCATAACTTGAGTAAGCTCTGAGATTTTAAGATTGGATAGTCTTAGTTTAGCATTTCTAACAGCTGCTCTTCTTTCTTTTTTATATCTTTGTACTATATATTCAGATATATTTCTTTTCGTAGCTAAAACGTTATAAGCTATATGTTTATACAAAGCTTCTTCAGCTAGCTTGTTTACTTTCATTTCATCGTCGGTACCAAGTCCATCTGATATATATTCTAATACAATAATTCTACCAGCAAGGTCGCTACTAAAATTAAAACTACCAGTTCTCTCGTTTATTGTAAAAAACCCGTTGATTTGTGTTGTTTCTGGTGTAGCGCCATATCTTTGGCCATAATCACTTCTAAGATAATCACTAGAGGATAAATACAAGCTATCCTCAGAAGATAAATCACCTGTAATATTTTTAGTGTCGAAAGACTTCCATCTATCTTCAGTAATAGAGCTACCTTCTACAACACTGCCTTGAGAGTCAAAGATATACTTGTGATTATCATCTTGCACTATAGGGCTTGTAGGGTTTGTAGTTAATCTTGTAGGGTATATAATTCTACGTACTCCAGACCCATCTATGTAACACACTTTTACGTAGTTAACATAATCCTGTGGCATAGGCATAGATAACGACGGGCTTAGTTCTATTTCTTGAGATTTAACTGTTTTAAGTATATCATAGCTAAATTCTTGTATACCTCTTTTAGCGTGAAATACTACATCTGATTTAGCTACGTGATCAATAAGTTTTCCGTCACCTACGTATGCTATCATAAAATTGTCAACAACATCTTTGATCGATGTGTATTGATAACCTCCAAACGTAAAATCTAACAACTCTACTCTTACTACTACACCTTGATTTGTGTAAAGCAATTGTTGAGATGCACCTGTGAAACTTATTACACCATTAGATATAATAAAATCAAAAACTTCTATGTCATCTAAAAAAGCTCTAACTTGATCTGCAGTAGGTGATTCTTCAAATGTTAATTTAAAAGAAGCTTCTCCATTATTAACAAAAGTTTGAGATCCATTGTAGTAATTTTCTCCTGTAACTGTTCCTAGTAGTCCCATATTATTGCTCTTGTTGTTTTATTGATAATTCTTCTTGTTGCGCGGCTTGTATAATAAGTGGATCTTTTATTGTTACACCAAAGTATTGTAGTATACCTAGTATTAAATCAACTTCATCAGAAGGATGTAAAGTAAAATTTACTCCAGCGCCGTTATAAGTGTATATTGGAGTACCAAAACTAGTTGTGTTAGCTGTATAAGTCCATTCAGGATCTTGTGGTTTAGCTACGTAGTACATTGATACTGACTGCAATGAGCTAGGAAAAACATATATGCTTTCCCCTGATATGTAATACATTGGAAATGTATTTGAAGGAGCTGTTAGTGGTGAAGATAGTAAAAATGTTAACTTTGATTTTTCTATTCTTTCTATTTGCGTGTAAGAGTTTGGTAAAGAAACATTTATTATGTTATAAACGTTACTAGAAGTGTAAGATGTGTTAGGAGTTGTGTTAGTAGTAACTGAAGGCATCGAGCCTATTCCAGAGTTTAAATCAACATTTGCATTTGTACAAAATGGATCTATTTTATCTTGTATTTTTCTAGGTATATCACCATAACCACTAGCACCTCTACCACTTGTTTGTTTGGCTACAGCTTGATTATACTCATAAAAGGCTCTATCAAGTAATTCTAATTGTACAACTTTAGCAATTTTATTAAAATTATCTGGTGTCATATACCCACTACCTTTTTTATTTAGTATAGATAACACCGTAGTATATACTTTATTTACGTCAATCGCCATATTTTTATATTTATTATAGTAGTATAGCCACTATTACAAGCAGCTATACCACATATAATAGTCACATTATTTTAACTTTTTTTCTATTGATTTAAAAACTTCTACGCCTTCATCAGTTTTCAAAAACGCAGCGAACGCTGAGTATGGATTTTCATCAAAAGGCACTGTCATTAGTTTTTTACCATTACTACCCCAAGCGAAAGTTCTTTGATCTTGAGAAAGTTTAATTATATTAAACTCAGCAGCTTTAATAGCTAAGTTTCTCAATTGTACATTGTCATCATTTACTAGCTCTAAAAATAAAACTGGATTAGTTTTAGCAAACAAGTACAAATCTCTTTTAAGTTCTGCTGAACTCATTTTGTCAACTTTAGTACCTAGCTCAACTCTAAGTATAGCTTCAGCTTGATCTACATCAATAGACATAGCGGTGTTTAAAGCTTCCATTTCTGTTTCAATACTTACTAAATCATCTTGAGCCTCTGCAACCTCGTCTCTTTCTTCATATACATAACCTTTTCTTGGATGATATAGGGTTAAAAGTTTTTGTAATGGTTGGTTTTCTTTAGGAACTTGTAAAACTCCATCTTCAAAAATAATATGATCTAGTATTACATTACCATCTTGTTCGTCTATAAAACAAGATCTTTGGTTACTAGCATATCTTATTTCCCTGTTATACCCTTTATCTTCATCAAACCACAGCAAAGGTTTTCTAGGCGTAGATTTAGAAGATAAAACATAAGTTAAAGGTTCTGCTGTTCCTTTTAAAAAATAAAACCTATCTTTCATTTCCCAACTTGGTTTAGTTGGTACTGTTTGTTTTTTTGGTGTAGCTTTAGCTACGGTTTCTTGAGGTGCAACCTCAACAGCTACTGCTTTAGCTTTTTTAGCCATAATATAATAAAATTAAATAGTTTGTAAAGTATGACAATAGCCTTAGTATATAACTAGTAAGGGGCTAATGTCACATAAAATAAACCTATGGGCGCCGTAAAGACGCCCGTAAGTTTAAAATATTGATGTTATGATTCTTTTAGCATCACGAAGTTGTTAGCTCCTTGTACCACTAAACATCTTTCAGACAAGTAATGTACTTCCATTACGTCGTCTCCAGTGTAAGAAGCAGATCCAACAGAACCAGTAACCCAAGACTTAAGTCTTCTGTCATCAGTTTGTGAAGCTCTGTATCGTACGTGTAAGAATGGACGAGTCATATTCTTACCTAATGACTGATCGTAAACAGTTGAAGTTCCAGCAGGAATTAAACATCCTGACACGTCTCCAAAACCACCTCGAGCAGCAGCATCGTTTAAGTATTTCCAGTCAGACTTGTAGAAATCGTAAGACCCTCTACGGAAAGCAGAAAAACCTAGGTTTAACGCCATATCAGCATCATTGTTAAATACTCCAAAAGAAGCTCCAATACCAGCACCTGTACTAGTGTATCCACCTCCTATAGCACCTAACATATCATCAAGGGTAAGAGCTAGTGAACGATTAATGTATAACATATTTTCTTCAATAGCACCTTGCTTGTCAAGATTTTTAAGTAAAAGATCAAAGTCACTAAGTGAAGCTAAATCTTCAAACACGTTACCTCTAGTTTCAATAGCAGAAAATAAACCTTCGCTACCAGTGATACCTGAAATAGTACCAGCATTTTGTCCAGAAGTAGATGTTGTTTTAACAGCTTCAATCATAGAAGTTTCTAAGTAATCTTCAAAACGTAGACGAGTTTCGCTAGCGGCTTTCAAATACCAAGAATAACCAGATTGTCCAGATTCGTCAGTAGTTTCAACCCAACCTATTTGAGCAGTGTCAGAACCGTCAATTTTAAAGTGATCTTTTAAAATAATTGGTTTGTTATTATATTGTTGAAATTCTGGCTTAAGCTCACCTGCCATAGAAGCAGAACCTTTAGCAAACTCAGAACCATAAACAAATAAGTTAACGTTTACAGTACCACTACCTGCAATAGAAGTAAAATCATCAGCGGTGTAAGCTTTTAAAGTTATGTCTTGTCCACTTGAACCTGAAACATAACACTTAAGAGTTTTCAATCCAGTTGCAGCATCAGTAACAAGAACTGTATTACCAACTCTTACAGAGTTATTTAAAGCAGATCCTAAAGCTACAACACCACTACTAATTGTTAATACTACAGTTGAGTTAGCAGTTACACCATCGTGCTTGTAAGCTAAGTGTAATCTGTTTTGTTCAGACCAAATTACTTGGTCAGATTCCATAGGCATTTCAGCGCCTACCATTTGTAAAAATCCTCCAATAGTACGGTTTCCGTAGCGCTCTACTTCTTGCTCGTATAATTCAGGAAGGTATTGTTGTGCCCATCCGGCTGTTGCCGTAGCTGTAAAATCAATATAATTTTGATTGCTAACAGTAGGGTTTGGAGTAGGAGTTAGTGAATATGATCCACCTAATCCCAAAGATGTATTAAATCCCATTTTTTTTAAGTTTTAAGTTTTTTTATTTTTTTATTTTAAATTTTAACCTAGAACTATTTTCACCGCCTAATACTCTAACTTTGATACCGCTTGCGTCTATAACTGGTTTAGCAGTTCTAGGACCCATATCAATGTTTTTAGACTTGACAGCGGTTTCTTTTATAGCATCAGCCTTGCCTTGCTCATAAAAATGTTGAACTATTTTGTCAATATTTTTACCAGCATACAAAGCTTTGTGATAACCAGCAGCGTCTTTCATCATATCGTTTTCATCGAGGAACTCCCTCACAAAATTAGATATGTCGCTTTGGTAATCCTTTACAGCGCCCGCATTTTTAACATTGTATCTAAACCTTTTGTCACCAACTCTAAAATCAAAACCTTTGAAGTTATCATTGAAAACATTATTAGTACTTTGTTCAAACTGCTTATACTGTTTTTGTTGGACCTCACTAGCAGTGCTTTGTTCTTTGTTATATTCGTTATAAAAGTTAATAGCTTCTTGCTGTTCTTTAGTTAACTTAGAACCCAACTTGACTTCTTTGTAATATTGATCCTTAAGTCCAGTAAGAAATTTCTTAGCTTTTGCAACTTCTTCTTTTAATGCCAACTTTTTCTTTCTAATATCCTTTTGCTCATCTAGATCTTCATCATATGAAAAACTATCTTCTATTAAAAAGTTAATCTCATCATTATCAAGGTGAGACTTAGTTGATTTGTAATACTCTTTTAATAAAGTATTATTGTCTACGTTAGAGTAGTCAGCGTTTAATCTAACATACTCTTCAATACTTCCACCCGTTTCCTCCATAAACTTTACCAAACTTTGTATATTTTCTGGTAAATTTACTTCTGGTTGAGGTATTGTTTTTTCTTCAACAACAGGTTGTTCTACTTTTTCAACAACTGGCTGCTCTATTTTTTCAGGCTCGTCTGTTACTTCTTGTAAGACTTTTTCATTGTCTTCTTCGTAGCTTTCTTCTTGCTTGACTTCTTCGCTGTCTTTTTCTTTTTCGAGTGATACATTTTCTTCTGTTTTTTGTTCTTGAAATTGTTTTAGCTTTCCTAGGTCTAATTTAATAGTACCGTCTTTTTTTACCTCTTTATATGAGATATCTTGTTTAGATTGTTCTTCAGTAGGTTCAACCGTAGTTTCTACTTCATCTACAACTTCTTCAATTAATTTGTTTTCTTCTGACATAATATAATATAATTAAATAGTTAAGGTATTATTATCTAGGCTCAAATTGCTCTAAGCCAAACCCACCTAAGTTGTCCATACCTGCAGACTCAAAGTTTTTAGGTGGTGCATTTGTTTTTCTTTGATTTATAAGCTCACTTTGTTGTGAGGCTTGTATTTTAGTTCTTTCGTCTTTACGATCTTCTTTAAACTTATCTTTTTCTTTTAAAACAGCTAATTGAGCTTCTTGTAGCTGCTTGTTAATTTCAAACTCATACTGCATTAACTCTTTCTTTATAGCAGCTTCTCTTTCAAGTTTTTGTATTTCAAGTTGAGCTTTTACTTGTTCAAGCTGAGCTTTTGATTCGTTTAAAGCTTGTTGCTTTTGTAAATCAGCAGCAGCGGCAGCTTGAGCAGCTTGAGCATTAGCTTGGCTTTGTGCTTGTATGTTAGCTTGTTGTTGTTGTTGGTCTAGCTCTTGTTTTTTCTTACGTCTTATTTTAAGAAGTTGATTTGCTAATTTTATGTTACGTACTTCTCTAATATCAATAGCATCTTCAAGATATATTTGACCAGACTGTAAAGCAACTTGTATATTATTTTCTAACTTAGCTTTTTCTTCTTCGTCAGGAGATAATTCTAGAAATATACCAAAATCGTGAAGGTATAATTTAGACATTTCTTCTAATGTAGATACATTGAACTTACCTAAGCTTTTTATAAATGACTCTTTAGTTGGAGAGTACTCTATAACGTCAGAGACGCGCATAGCGATGCACTCTGCCATAGTTAAAGTAATGTATAAGCTTGACTGTAATAAATGTCTTGTAGCTGTATTAGAATTAGCAGCTGCTAGTTTTTGTAAACCTACTAAAGCATTTTTATCAGGCATACTACCGTCTCTAGCTTCATTAAGACCAGTTACGTCACGCATCATTTGTAGATAATAGTTATAAGTGTTTATTAACGAGCTTATTTTACTACTACCACTATTTGTACTTAACTCTCTAATTGGTATACTACCTCTGTTCATATCACCATCCTGAGTCATTGATCTACCAATAACACTACCAGTTTGGAAATACATATTTAAAGCTTCAGCTGGGTTGTAATTAGTTCCATTACCTAAGTCAACCTCAGCTAAACCATCAGCATCTAAATAAACACCATCCGGTACCATTTTAGACAACACTTGTTGTAATTTTAGATGAGTTATTTGTATCATATCTGCGAAGTTAGTCATACGGCTAACTAAGCTTTCTATACGTCCCTCGTACATTCTAGGAGCACAGATGGCATAACTCATTTGAGCCTTTGTAGTATCTGCTTTTGGTCGCATCATATTCTTTTTGAGCTCCCATTTTAATATGTCTTTACTACCTACTACTTTAACGCCTTCGTATATAACTTCTATAGCTCTATCCACTTTTTCAAAATCAATTGAAGCAGGTGGATTAAAAGTATCGTCTTTTTCTATAGCTTTTTTACCACCACTACCCGTGGTTTTTATTTTGTGAACTTGATTTGCAAATGTTTTATATTCAAAGTATAAAACAGTTACACTATTCTCTTCGTTGCTTTTAGAGTTATAATCAGATTTAGAGTTGTAATAACTACCACTTTCCTTATATTGGTTTAGCTGATCGTCTGTTAACTCTGGAAACTGTTTTTTTAGTTCGTTTATATATATTTCTTTTACTTCACCAACGTAATATATATCGTCAAAGTATGGTGAATCTGTATTAGAGTAAACTAAATCAGCTGGATCTACATATTCAACTTTAATACCTTCAGCTTTATTAAAAGAACTTTTAGCAGCACCAATACCTATAATAGTTAAATCATTGTTAACTCTTCTGGATATATGCTCATACTTGTTTCTATCAAATACACTGTTTATAGCTTCTTCTTCGGCTATTTCTATAGACTGCTTATAGTCTAATTGCATATGCAGCTCTAATTCTTCCGTAGTTTCAGGTAATTTACTTTGATCAGTTTGATATATGTCTATACCTAACTGACTAGCAACAGCGTCATTAAAAGGTTTAGCCATCATATCTTCGGCTATTTTAGTGACGTAGTCTGTTCTTTCTTGTATCGATGCTGGATCTTGAGAATAAGCTTTTATGTCGTAAGATCTATCTGCCATACCGTTAACTACTATATCTACAAACTTAGGTATAATAGGTACTGGCTTCCAGTCTAAATTTAAATAAGATAAATCACCGTTAACAGATAACTCATCTTTATATTTTCTAACAGACTGCTCTCCTCTAGCATACAGCCTTAGTGAGTGAAAGGATCTTCTAGACGCCTCATATCTTCCGGATGAGTTCTTACTGTCATAGCCTTCGTTAACATTAAACCACTCTTGCTCTATAGCGTTACCTACTTTAGAACCATACTCGAGAGTTTGTTTTTCTAAATCACTAACCGCTTGGCTGGGAAAAGAACTTTTTATAGCTTTATTAATCATTTATTTAAATTATTTTTGATCTTGATCCTTTATTGTCATATCTTTTAATTCCAAGGTTTAGTGTTAACTTTTGCCTCTGTTGTGTTGGAGCATAAAGGTTCTTGTTGCAAGCCATTATAGCTAAACCAGAACTTATAGATGCGTCGAACTTAGTTCTATCATTTATATCAAACTTTGCCCAGTCCTCTAGTGTTCTACTAAAATACATACTACCATATCCTTCTTGTTTTAATCCTACGTGTTTTTCTATATAAGATTCTATAGCTGAAGCGTGAGACTGTTTCATATCTTGAGAAGAGTTAGGTATACCACCTATTTCTCTCTCTGTAACCGACAACTTATTATAAAGCTTGTCAGGTCTGTTCATAGAGTAACCTCTATAACCTCTTCTTTTAAAATGATACAATAGCCTTGGCTTATTGTTTTCTGCTAATATAGGCATACCATAAAACACGCAAGCCATAAGCACGTCTTCAAAAAATATTTCAGCTGTTTGAGGTCTAGCAACATATTCTAAAAAAAAGTGATTAGAAGGAGCTTCGTCCATAGTAAACTTAGTAAGACCGTGTAAAGCTCCGTTAGAACCTATACCATCTATAGTACCTGATATGTCATAACTATCACAACCAAACGCGCCTAAGTGATCATTAGCAGGATATTTGATACCGTTTTTTAGTATCATACTATTTTGCATTTCTAATTTAGGTATCCAAGTTACTTTAAATCTACCGTTTTTATTTGGCATAAACTCTACAGCAGTATCTTTTACACCGTTTTTCCATTGAAAAGAACCTATAGAAACAACACTTGAATTACTTATGTCGTCGTTATAATCTATTTGTTCATATATTTTTGTTAGATTAAAAAGCGATTGTTTAGCTTCATCTCTAAAAGCGTGACTCTCTGTCCTTGGAAACTGTCTATAAAATTCGTTTAAACCGTCTTGATCTTGCTTTAAACCTTCAACTTCATTTTCCCAATAATCTATAACACCTTGCGTAATCTGTTCTCCAAACGAGTCAAGGACTTCTCCGACTGGATTATCGAACACAGGTTGTCCATACATATCAATATATCCTTCGTAGTTCCATTCCATAGGTATGAACAAAGAATATAATCCGCTACGAGTCTGTCCATTGCGGTTTCTTTGTGTGACGTCTGAGTCATTGTATAGTTTTTTAAAGTTATCACCACCTTTGTCAAGAGCATTGCTCGTTGAACCCATCATACATTTACCTATAATTCTAGAACCTAGTCTTAGACAGGTTTTTGTAACTCTCCAGTTGTTTAATATGTTATTAGGTTTTTCCCACTTACCACTTTCATCGTGTACAAGTAGCCTTAGTTTTTCACCATCATATGAGTTATCTCCTGTGTTTTTCCAGTCGATAGTAGTGTCGAGTCCATCAAGTTCTTTAATAGCTTCGTTTGTTTCAAGCTTTTTTCTAGTAAACTTACTTGCTGGTACTCTGTATGCAAGCTCTGTTTTTGGTCTGTCCATACCATCTTGTATGGGTTTAAAGAAAAACGGGTAGTTGACGGATATTGGTACAACCTTGTCTGTAAACATTTTTTTTGCATCTGGTCCTGACTTAGATAATATACCGAATCTTGAATCGGTTGATATTGAAGCCATATTGACTGTTTCGCCTGATGCCATAAAGGAAAATCCTGAACGTCTGTTTTTAAGGTAGCACATTCCATAACATCGTTTATCTGCTTTGCAAGCTTCCCAGAATATAAAGAATAATCTGTTTGACTCTCTAAAGTCTGGCTGCCCAATGTCAATTTTGGACCACTGCAAGTACATAAAATGAGTACCAGTAATGTATGTAGCCAAACCTCTGCTATAGAACCAAAAACCTTGCTCCCTTTTGTTGAATTCGTTGTCGATGTAATCATACCATTTTTCCTTAAAGTCCATTGGGTATTCTTCCCAGTCAAATACAGACTTTATTTTTTTTAATTCTTTAGGGTACTCTGTGTACTCCCATTTATCCGTTTTAAATTTGTGAACATTATTAGCTTTAGGTAAAGCTATTTTAAGGTTTTGTATTTCGTATATTTCACCTATTTCACCAGTTTTACTTATAACTACTATGTCGTAGTCTTCGTTGTAACCATATTTCCACTTTTTAGATTTATTGTTTTTAGCAATAGTATGTGGCTTTATATGGTTGTCGAGCACCTTGTATAAAGTTTGCTCGTACATTATTTCGATCTACCTTCAGCAAAACCTTTAAAAGTTCTTTCTTGTTTAGCTTCTTTTGGTTTCTCGTTTAACATTTCTTCTTCTTGCTGTATTCTGCTTAATATTTCAAAAGCATCGAATATGGCTAGTTTTTTAGTAGCTGCAGCGTTCTTTAGTCTATCAGCTGATATATCATCATCAGAGTCTACAATAGGTTCTTTGGCTACTTTAATAAGTTCGTCCACAGCCTTTTGCCCAGCTTGGATTATATTCAACTTCGTCTCCTTTGTATTCATATTTAATTGTAATATCATTAGTTCGCATACGGTATAATCTATCTTCTTCTATAAGAAACTCATACTCACTGCTAGGGCTAAACCCAACTAGGTCTCCCTCGTTTATTTTAAAGGCTTCTAGTGAACTATTGCCGTATTTTAATATACCAATATGCTTTTGTTCTTTATCAACGCTTACAATATGTTTTTCTTTTTTAAGTATAGGTTTTACAAAACAAAAATTTCCAGGAGCTTTCCACTTATTCTCACGCTTGTAAAGAAATATTTGATCGTAATAACAAAAGTACATATCTTCTTTAAAATATGAACCACTATTTTTTTCATTACCCCTTACGTCATAAAACCTTCTAAACACGTTGTGATGAACTATTACCTCATCTCCAACTTTTAAATCTGTCTCACCTACTAAAGGTATTGATACCACAATACCAACTCGGTTAACAAACTTATGATCGTCCATTGTTGTGTTGATAATTAATTTTTTATCACCAACACTTATCTCATTTGTATACCTACCATTTTTAGGTTGTATAATGAAGCTATATAAACTCTGCATTAGTACTCTAAATTATATTCTATTGATATAGCCATATTGGAGTTAAACTTTTTCCAAGGTATGACTTCTTTATTCTTTTCAATATATATATTGTAAGATCCGTCATCACTGCTATATAATATATCAGATATGCAATGACCTCCGTAAACTTGTTGGCCTACGGAATAGTGCATTGCTTCATTTTTATAATCTGTACCTATACTAATTTTTCTAATCAACTTCGCCATCTTGTCCCTCCTCTATGTCTTGATAAGTACCATCTTCAAGGTTTACAGTTATCTTACCGTACTTTTCTTCAAGCTCTTTATTAAGTTTTTTAGAATCATTTACTAGCTCTGCTAAAGCGTGTAACAGCTCGTGCTTTTGTGCTTCTACTGTTCCAATATCATATAATACTTTAGACTTTGTAGATTCTTGTAGCTTTAGCTTTTTAAAATCTTTTTCTTCGATTTTTTTACTCATTTTAATTAGATTTAATTTTTATTTAATTTATAACTTATTAATCACTCATAATAGTGTTTATTTACTAATGGCCTTGTACTTTTCAAAACCTCTAGATCCAAAGTAAGCCACATAAATAGTAACTAATAAAGTTCTTAAAAGTTCAACCCAAACATCACTTATGTTAAATGGTATTTCTAAAGCATCTAACACTATATATAAAGTTGTAGCTATGGTTAAGTATATTAAAACCAAAGGTCTAGTGTTTTTAGAAAGCCAAGAATCAGACTTCATATCGCTTTCCCAACGTCTAGTAGTTGACTCCATTTCCATAATATCCATCTCTAACAACTTTAAAGCTGTTTCTTTATCTTGAGGTGGTATGTCAGGATCTGCGTTAATCATTTTTTTAACAACACCTAACAATCCTTTATCAGGCAATACGTCACCTATAGAATCTATAAGACCAGATTTACCTAGCAAAAATTGACCTACTTTTGTTTCTTTAAATTTCTTTTTTTTCTTTTTATCTACACTCATTACCACTTAACTTTATTGGCCCAATAAGCTGCGCTTAATTTTCCTTTAGCTATGTTTTTTCTATGTCTAGCCTTAAAACTTTTACGTCTAGCTTTTTGTTTAGCTGACTCACCTTTTTTAGGTTTACCAGCTGTAGTAACACCTTGCTGACCAAAACGTATAATTTTCTCTACACCACCAGAACAAGCTTTAACAACGTGTGACTTGGTTTTATGTTTAGGAGTTCTTCTAGGCTTATTGCAAGCCATTTTACTTTTGTTCAGCTTCGCCATATTTACATTTTATTTTCTAAGTAACTAACACCAAAGAAGCTATGTACGCCTTCGCTGTCTATATCTACCGCATTGTCTTCCCAACCTTCAGGGTGTGTAGCTGGTATTAACCCACCATCTTCATCGTAAGTGTCAGTTAGTTTCCAAGCAACATCTAAGTGGTACTTTTCGCTAAGTACAGGAGCTTTAATTTCTTCTCCTTCTTC